CTCTTAACCGTGCATATCTTACACTCATATGAATATCCAGACGGAAAATTTCTTTTATTTTTGCGAATTAGATAGAATTCATTTACTAAATCTTTTGTTTCTCCACAAACTCTACACTTTCTTTCCTGAAAGAGCAAGTGTTCTAAACTAAAACCAAACTCTTCATCTTTTTCCATTAGAGTATAAAGATTGTTTGTGATCCGTCTTTGTTGTCTTTAATTGTTATTTTTTTATTTGGAAATGATTTTGATAATAATCTTTTCAATTTAACATACTTAAATGGATTCTTCATCACCGATACTCCCACATATAAGAACGATCCCCATACTCATCAGTATGCCATAAATCTCCATCACTGTCAACAAATGAGGTTTCATCCAATCCATCTGATACAAACCCAAATGGTGCCATGTCTTGTTCTATTTGATTCTTCTGCTCTTCATATAATCTTTTTCTTACATCCTGATCGGTAAGTTCTTTGAAATAATCCTGTGCAACTAACCATGCGTATATCACAAGACACATCGCTAAGTCATCATTACATCCCTCCTCAGCCTCAAATGAATTACTCTTTGATATGAATGTAGTAAGTTCAGCAATTATATTGTAATCTTTAAATATTAACTTATCTTCTTCAATCATGGTCTTGAGGTTCAACGCTCCAACCTTTTTGACTGTCTTTGACATCTTGACTCCAAGTTGAGTCTTCTTACCACTAAATCCTTGTCCTACAATCTGACCTGCACGACCTCTCATTGAACACATTAAAAGGTTTTCATATTCCATATCAAAGTTTAGTATTGATGCAATCTGATCTCCAATATCATTTACCTCACAAAGTATAAATGACTTATTATAATTCATTGCTACTTCATATATGATATTTGGAAATAACATTGGTTTGATTTCGTTGTTCCGATATTTTGCTACAACTTTATGTGGAAACTCAGTGATATCAGTCAAGACAAATGCAGAATAATCTTCACCGACCCCTCTTGCAACGTCAACTGTCATTAAGTAATCGTGATTTCTTTCTGGTGGGAAGTAAACATCTAGACCTGCATTTTGTTGTATGGGGTTATCATACACCAAAGACTTGAGTTTACTTGGTGCAATCAAAGTATCAATTGATCCTAAGAACTCACACTCAAATTCAATTTTAAATTGTTGCTCTGAGGTGTTTGCAATTGTCTGTTTCTTCCACTTCGCATTTCGACCTGGTACTTCAGACCAGTGAACATCTGTTGGTGCATATTCATTCTTTCCTCTTTCTGCATCATGCCACAATCGGTAAAAATGATTCATACCGTGTGGAGTAGAGACTATGATGACTTTGGTTTTTTTACCAGAAGTGATAGTAGGATATACAGAGGCAAAGAACGAGTCAGCAATGTGATTAGGAACAAAGGCAAATTCATCCAGAAAAAGAATGTTGAAAGACATACCTCGGACTGCACTAGCAGAGGTAGACGCAGCCAAGATTTTAGATCCATTTTCTAACTCCAATGATCCACGGTTCCATACTAACACACCTTGTTGCATCCACTTTGGAAGATTCTCATAGGCAGTTTGTAATCTTCCTAATAATTCCCTTGCAGTTGCAGCTTTGTTTGCCAGTATACCAATATTTACACTATCATTGAATACAGCATAATGAAGTAGATAGGAAACCACAGTCGTTGACTTACCAGTCTGACGAGGCATCTTACAGATATTAAAACGATTCTTATGAAATCTTTTAATTAATTTTTCTTGAAACTTATATGGTTTAAATGGTACAAGACCCTCATCAAGAGAAACGATCTTTACATACTTCTGTGCAAAATACACAGGATCATTTTTACACTTTAAAAACTCTTCAATTTGCTTTGCAGAAAATTGAATCTGTGTATTTGCTTTTTTTAGATTCGGATTACCAAGATAAATTTCACTCATGACAATTTACGTTTCTTGTCCAGCAAACAACATTGGTTTTGATGGATCTACAGTTGATGGACTGAAGTACATTACTACTGCTGTTGGATATACCTTTTGTACTTCTGCAGTCATTTCTGACTTTGATGGTCTCTTAAATGATGCAATAAACATTTGAGTTGTAATTAATTTACCCCTCCAGTTAAGAACTATTGTATATGTTTTACCTCTCTCTTGAATACGAAGATATGATTCATAAGTAAATGTCTTACCCTTGATACGAGTATCCATTTCACCAGTTCTGCCTGGTCTCATTTTCCCAATCGGTATATTTCTTTTTGGTAGTGCACCCTTACGAGTTCTTTTGAGTGTAGCACCTCCACCACCTTTTGTTTGTGTGATGACTGCATCCTGATCATATTTTTTACCAAGTGCTTTGACTGCTTTCTTGAATTTTCTTTTGCCCATCTTACCAGAAGTTACAACATGAGAACGTTCTTTAACTTTAGTAACCTTGCCTGTTTTATCATCTTTTTCATCATATCTCCCAGTCACTTTGGTTGCACCTGGTAAACCCTTACCACGAATATCTTTATCTAATTGCTTTGCTCTTGCACGATTTTCTTTAGCAGATTTATCCCCACGACTTCCAGAAAGAACGGCCATACCACCTTTGTCTGACTTACTTTTCAATCTAGTCAAACTACTTTCTTGTATAAATTCTTTGAATGACTTCATTCTTCTTCCTTTTCTACCTTATTATTTAGAACTCCGTTTTTCAATAACTTTGAAAGTTCAGAAGTTGATCCTACAAACAGTGCATTATTGACTGTTTTTGGTGAATCTTTTTCTTCTTTGTTTAACTCTTTCATTTTAGATTGAAGGTCAATTAACTTATCAGTTGTATCTCCAACACTTTTAATTAATTGTCCTGCAACTTCATATGCTCTCGGATGATCACTTCCTTGTGCTACTTCAAGAATACCATTAAGTGCTTCTTGTCCTTTTTCAATTAAAGAATATAAGTTACCTCTTGAATATTCATAGTCAAGAGTAGAGTCTTCTTTTTTTCCAACTTTTTCTATTTTATTTTCTTTTGAATCTTCAACAGGTTCTACATCCAAAAATTCATCTATCTCATCAAATTTACTCATACATCTACTCCTTTTGTAGGACTGTAAGTTCTAAAGTCTGGTAATTCAAACCTCTGCTCACTGAATCCAAAGTCATCACCAAGTTCAACTAAAGCATCATCTTGAGCATTTACTGCGTCAATTGTATCACCATTTACATGAGTATCTATAGTTGTTCCATCTTCACCACGTTTTACTGTAATATTATTCCCACTAATTTCCTTGATAAACATTAATTCACTACCGATTGCAATGTAAGTATCTACAACTAAACTTGATGTGTTTTGAACTAAGAATTTCTTCTGTGTCTTAGTTATATCTTCTGCAAGTCTTGTAACTCCGTCATCATTATAATCTTTGAGTGCTCTTGGTGTGGCAACATATCTCTTAGATCTTGTTGCAACTCTTGTGTTGGTATCAGTTGCATAATCAACTTGAACTTTCTTGATAAGACCAGAACTAGAATCTGCAACTGGGCCAAATAAGTAAGTTTTTGCTGTAAATGATAGTGTATGAGTTATGACTCTTTTTTCATCAAATCCACTATCATAATTATCATCAAATGTTACACTTTCCAATACCATTGGTATATCTCTCTTCTCTCCAATTGCTTTAACTAAATCCACAGTTAAATTGAAAGATGGTTGAAAGAAAGGTAATATTTGTTCAATAATCTGAAGTGAGTCTTCATTATACTGAGTCATCGCATATAACTTAAAACTCAAATTATATGGAACTGGCATGAATACTTTTCTTGCACTCTTTGACCCATCTTTTGTAAATGCCTTAAAAGTTTGCATTGTAGAAACTTTTCTTGCTGGATCATATGATATACCATCCATCTCAAATGCTAAACGAGGTAAAGTTATTGCGACTCTCTTTCTTAAATCTGGTTTCTGTTCTAATCTTGCCAAGAACTTTTCTGTTGGGCCATAAGCAATCGGAACTCTTACTGTGGAAAAATTTGCACCAGCAGCAGTCTGATGTTTTATGTCAATTTCATTGAAAAGAGTACCAAAGGCTATAATAGTCCTTCTGATTATTTCATGGTAATAATAGGTTCCTAACATAACTTAAACAGGACTCATCCAAACTATTTAGAAATCACCAAACGGGTTCTCTTCAGAGAAGTCAATAATTGAGTCTGCTTCTGACTCCACTGCAATATTTTCATTATATAAATCATACTCATCTTGATCAGAAACACTTCTAACAACGTACTCTGCATCTGATCCCAATAAACTAGTTCCGATTCCAACGACTGATTCACCTGGTGCAAATCCAACTCCACCAACGTTTGTAACTTTAAGTATTCTATCATCTAAATCCCAACTAGCAACAATAGCTGTTGTTCCTGTTGAGACTCCTCTAACTAGTTCTTTAAAGAGATAACTACCACTAGAAATACCTGCTTTTACTGGTGGATCTATTGTTAAAGTTGGAGTCGCAGTATATCCAATACCTGCAAATGAGTATCTAATAGAAGCAAGTTCACCAAGAGTATTGATTATTGCTATTGCTTTTGCAGTTGATCCAATTCCAATATTTGTATCTAATCCAACAGCATTAACAGTAACATTTGGAGTAGTGGCATAACTGGCA